TGAGCGGGGTTCTGCTGCAAGAGTTGCACGCCCGTTGTACCAAGGTCCGGGGGCGCTGCTGCTCCCTGCTTGCCCGAACCGCCAAAGGCCATGCCCGCTGCGCCTGCAAGACCAAGCGCCATGAGCGGATTCTTCGCGACGAAGTTACCGACGCCGCCAAACAGATTGCCCAGTCCCCCGCTGACACCTGCCGCGTCGGTAGCGGCTTGGGCCATCGGGGCGCTAATAGCCACATCAGGGCGACCAACCGGGGGAAGGGGAACGGTGGCGCGAACGGCATTAGAAGCCGTGGACGCCGCCCCGGTAGTGGGATCGACTCCGACGGTGGGGTTAGCCCCGCTAGGACCAGATTGAAACAAGGAAGCTGCATTCTCTGCGCCTTCGGCTCCTGTCGCTCCGCCCGAGAACAAGCCGGACAGTCCACCCGGTGCAAACTGAGACGCGGCATACCCGCCAAGACCACCAAGGGCCGCGGACAAAAGAGCTTGCCCCGGCTTCTGACCAGCAATCAAGCCACCGACACCCGCACCAACCGCACCAAGAATGGTGCTGCCGGCCGTCGCAGCAGCAGCTCCGGAGAAGCCGACAGCAGCACCGAGTGCAGGGCCAATGCCGGGGATAAAGCTCAAGGCCACCGGAAGAATGACCGGCGCGGCCTTTTTCAAGAAGCTGCCGACCTTGGACCAGAAGCTCTTGTATTCAACAAGACCCGTTGCCGGGTTGATGGTGCCTGCGCCACCGGCCTGCTTCAGCATGGCAGCTTCACGCGGCGTGATGTGCGCCAGCATCGTGTCCCCGTGCCGACCAGCTTTCGCCACCTTCTTGGCCATATCGACCAGACCGCCCTTAGCAAAGGCAGGCATCTCGGCGCCCATCTCTTCGCCTTGCATAGCGGTGACAATCATCTGGCGAAGAATAGCGTAGAAGGTCGGGATGTAATCAGCAGGAAGATCGCCAGGTTCAACAATCCCGCGCGAGATCAGATTGCGCACAGATTGCTTATAGTTCCCAGCGTTCTGCATGATATAGTCAACGCCGCCGAGGAAGTCCTTCAACTCGGGCAGCGAAAATTCTTTAAGATCGTCGGACAGCTCACGGAGCTGGGTTATCTCATCCTGAGATACTTTGGTCAGCAGACGGCCAAGCGTTGCCGCTTCTTGGGCGGACAAGGCTCCGATGGCTGGTTCTTCTGCCCCGCCGGGGGCCATGCCGCTAGGAAGTGCTGCGATACCCTGCATACCTAATGTCCTCAATTGGGTAAAAGCAGGGGCCGTACTCCTGAAATCGGCCCCTCAACCTACCCTTTTTACACCGTCACAGCAACCGTTCCGACCGCACCTGTAGCAGAAGTGCCTGCCAGAAAAGCCTTGTATAACACGCTCACATAAAGGACCCCGTCTACTTGGAACGTGGTCCCCGGCTCAAGGCCCTGATCGTTCGTGGGCAAGTCCGTCAAGACGATAATGGTCTGTCGTCCTTCGCCCGGTGTGATCAGGACTCGCGTCAGACGATTCAGCGCACCCATCAGATCGTTGAAGTAGACCTGTGAGTAGTTGGCCGGAGCCGCTGGAAAGAGCGGTAGCTGGACCCGAACATCCATTAGCGTCGCCCATCCGGTATGAGGTCAAGACGTGGGCTGCCCAAACGCCAGCCCATCTCAGCTTCATTGCTCTCGACGCGCATCACAACGGAGCGCCCGCGCAAACGAACGAAGCACTGATTGGTGTACTGCTCAATCGGAACACGAGCGGTACGAGTCACAGGAGACGAATCCGTTTGGGTGTAGTTCTGCCCTGGATAGTCCTGCATCTTGAGGCTCATCGTCACCGTCGGGCTGACGGCATCCACGCCTTGGATTGCAAGATCGGGGATGATGCGGCGGAGCAGCATGAACTGATCGCCGTCACCGATATCAATGGGCGAACTTTCAATGAAGGCCGGGAGCGGGCCGGGGGGATTTGTGCTGCCGTCGCTGCGCCCCAACTCATGGTTGTACATGTAGTTGTAGGTCTCGCCCGTCGTCGTTGCGACAGGATAAGTTCGCAGGCCGCGATCAATCCACGCCGTGCGGGACAGCGTGCCGTAGGTCCACGCCTTTTCCTGATAGTTGAACGTGACGTAGCTATCGTTTTCCTCAGAATCCAAGGACGGATAAAACCACGTCACCTCGTTGAACGAAGAGTTCAAGGAAGCAAACACCTTGTCGCTTTGGGCGGTGTTCAAGTCGTGGAACACAAACTCCTTCAGCGGGCATTCGATCTGTAAGGTCTGGCCGCTGTAGGCGTAGAAGTTGTCTTTGCCCATCCAGAAGACGTTGTCGTCCACCGCCACGGCGGAGTTGTACCCCATCAGCGTGACGTTAGACGAGATCTGTTCGACACCAAACGTGTAGGGCGGACCAATGAATTGCAGCGAATAGAGCGCCGAATCGGTGAAGACCAGAACGGCACGCTTGGTTTCGACAGCACGGATGATCTCACTGCCGTTGCCCAAGCGCAGGTCACCCGCCGTATTGGTGGGAGCAGGGGTCCAAAGATAGGGATCTTCCTGACCGCTGAACCGGATGCTCATCGGGTCCTGAACGCCGTCTCCGTAGTCGGCACCAAACACCATGACATGCCGATCACGGTCAGAGACCAGAACCTGCTTGGCAATCGTCGGGCACATCGGGTCAGACGAAAGGCTATCAAGTTCGACGCCGCGCGTTGTAATGCTGGACCCGGTAACCCCCGAAGCGTCCCAATAATAAATGCCGCCGTTACGGATGCAGAAGATCAGGTCTTCACCGTAGTTGTCTTGCGACCAAATACGGAGGGTGTTCGTGGCTGAAACCGTTGTGGCACTGCCCCACGTACCACGGCCCCAAGTGCCGGCGCCCCAGCCGACACCGCCAACCTGCGTATCTAGGCCGGTGTTGATTTCATAGGTGGCCGTAACCGGGTTCCCGCCGTTGCCCGTATCGGAAGCATTGGCTGTAACGGAGAGGGTAACTTCGTACTGGCTGCTGCTGTTAACCTTGGAGACCTGATAAGTCCGATTCAAGATGCCTGCCGTCACATTGCCGCCGAGGGACGACGCACCCGAGAAGGTGACGAAGTCGTTTTCAACAGCGCCATGAGCCACGTCATTTACGACGAGCGTGCTCGAACCGTTCGTGGCAACAAACGGATTGTTCAAAGAAGCTGTGGCGCGGATAGGGGTGACATTATAAAATTGCCCGCCCCATTCAATGTAGTAGCGAAGGTTTGTTCCCACAGCCATGTAGTCATGGCTATCCAAACTCATCCAGTTATGGAGAGCACGGCAAGACCCTTGGAAGGTGTAGGTGGATGCCTTCTGCCAGCCACCAATAGTTTCCGGGAAACCAAGGCGGAAGCGAACGAGGTTACTGGACCTCCAACCGCCTTCATTGGTGTAGGCCGTCTGATCCCTAACAACCCCTGGGCGTAGCTGGATTTTCTGTAGGGCCATCTTTGCTCACGCCTATGGAGGATTACGGGGTCACCGTAGCCCATACCTCGTCAGGTTCAACCGGCCAAGATTGTACCACAACCGGGGGGTTGATGGCGATGGCGCGGAGCTGATTGCGGTATTCAAGAAAGGCCGCTTGGTTGGCCAGATACGGATTGGACTGAGCGGGGTCCGCAACTGTCGGAATGGCTGTCCAGTCGGAAGCCGACAGGAGAGAGGAAGCCTGCTGCTTGTTGGCCTGCTTGCGCTGGTCGTCGTAGTAAGCCTGCTGCTCAGGATCGTATGTTCCAACAACCCATGTCTGATACCACTGGCCGCGCGTCTCTTCTGGCGCACCCTGCACAACGTATTGCGTCAAAGGGTCATACGGAGGTTGTGGTGATTCCAGCACTGGAAACAGTTGGTAGCCCCGTTCCGTAGCCGCATTAGTCTGAGGAAACCAGTAAGCCACATCCTGATTATCGCCAAAGTTGGTGTACGGGTTCTCTGCCTGCAAATCAGAGAATGTGTACGGGTAAGCGATGATTTGATTCTGTGCGTTTAGTTCAACGTAGTTTGTCATTGTCCTACCCTCTACGCGATGGCTAGAAAGATGTATGTGCCGCCGTTGTTGTTTATTGAGCTAGTTCCAGCAGTAACTTGAAACCCACCCGTCGTAGTAAAAACATCATCATAATTTTGTTCGGCAGTTATATCATTAGGCGTTATGCGAAGATCATTTCCGGATATCATCCCGCGCGCCGTGTCCCAAATCCACCAATTATCTGTGTTTGATGCAGTGGCGTTTTTAATCATTACAAATCTTGCTCCCCCAGAAAAGCCGCAACTAATTGTTTGCGTCCCGCCATTTCCTGTATAGGAACCGACCTTCGATACGCCAGCGCATGTTGCAAATAAATATGCAACATAAGTGTTTCCAGAAGCATTTACTTGGCTTCCTGTTCCAACCGAAAAAACGGACGCTGTTGGCGTAGTATTGTTCCAAGCTGTAGAGCTTGTTTGTGGAGCACCTGCCCCGTTAAAAATCATGTATTTTGTATTTCCGAGCGCGGAATGATAAGCCCACCAATCTAAGCCTGAGTTTCTGCACTTTACAATCATCATTTCTGGGGCGATACCAAGGTTGTGGCTTATCGTGGTATTGCTTCCGGAACCTGAATAACAGACACTGTCATATACTTGCGGCGCTCTTCTAAACATCCAATAAATAGATGAGGTACTTACACCGAGCTGAGATACAAAAAAATCATCTTGAAACCCTGTGTTTGCATTACTCGCATTGTAATAAACAGGATCCGTTCCGAGAGCGGTGTTCTCAGATGCAGTTGCGTTAGTTCTTAAAAGAGGCGTATTGCCACGTAACCTATCTGTTACCCAAGTAGAAGTTGTCGCAGATCTATTTCTTTGAGCTTGAATAACGGTGTCCGTTACAAACCCGGAGGTTACGGTTGTCAGCCCACTGGGAGTTTGAACAACGGGTCTAAACACCGTCGTTGCATCCGTAGGCACCTTCATAGGGCCACGGCGGATAGCCATGTAGATGAATGTTTGCGGTGTAGCGCCCCACCCAGATAACTGAAAACCAGTAGCCAATGGATTAGCATATCCATAGCTTTGTGATTCTGCTCCAGCAGTGTTTGCGCTTAAAAGTGCTTCTGTGTTTGTTGTTCCATTTAATGCTGCATTTCCCCTCATGCTATCAAGCATAACCCAACCGCCAGTGCTGACAGTTTTTATCAAAACAAATTGTGGTTCATACCCAAGGTTAACAGTAGCAACACCAGATGAGTTTGTTGTTACCGATCCACAGCTAATAACATTCTGCGTTCCGTCTAAGCCAAAGCCTCCTGCGTCGTGGGCAAAGAGATAAGCGACGTAGGTGTCGCCGTTAGTATTTACGCTATCGTCATTATTAACTGTAAATTGTGTTGATGTTGGAGCTGTACTTGCCCATCTTCCACCACCTTGGGCGACAGATAAATTTAAATAAATTGCAAAATTTTGGGGGTTTACTCCACCGTTTAATCCACGATGATAAACTGCCCAATTTGTCGCGCCTGTTGATGTACATTTAAAAATAATCATCCCCGGAACGGATTCAAGGTTATGATTTATTTGGCGGTTAGATGATCCATTACCGGTATAGGTAACTACATCAAAAAATTTAGGAGCTTTTCTCCATGTCCATGAAGCATAAGTAGCAGAGCTTGTATTGATTTTAGCAAGAGAGCCAATGTTAAAACCAGATGCGGTAAAGGAGGTTAACCCCGTAGTTTGGGTTGTTTGTGCGGCTGTTGAGTTAGAAACAAGATCAAACGTCGCGCCACGGGCAGTGTCATACAAAGCATGATCTGTGGCTGCACTGCGTGATTTTATCCATACAAGGCCACCCGTGCCGGTGATGGAAGATTGGGTTGCAATAGAAGAGGTAGCGGCTCCGGCGCTATCCGTAGCGGTTCCTGCCGCATCCACAGCAGGCCCAGCGGCATCCGTACCGCTATTAGCGCCTTCTGATAGCGTGCTTGTTGCGCTTGTTGCAGAACCGGGGATCATTGTAACAAACGCGTTCCCGGATAAAGTAGTCCCATCCTGCGCTAATTTTACTATATAAAAATAAGAAACACCGTCGTTGGACTGTCCAACAGAATACACGTTTCCGGAACTGTCAGCTTTAATACCAAATCCATTGCTACTCACACCGGGAGTAAATATTTTTCTTTGCCACTGTATGGTTCCGGAGGAATTATATTTTGCAACTATTGTATAAACGAGACTTGCTGAATCTTGCAAAATACCGGTAATGTAAATATTACCTGATGAATCCGTAGTTATGGCGTTGCCATAACTACCGGAGTAGGTAGCATCAATTAAAGTTCTTTGCCATTGAATAACACCCGATGTGTTGTATTTTGCCAAAAGAATTTTTGCGGACGAGTCCCCTTTTCCGACGACATAAATGTTGTCAGATGAATCTACGGTTACGGCTCTCCCATCTCCGTTAGAGGAGTCTAACACCCGTTGCCATTGAATAGCCCCTGATGAATTGTATTTATTTATAGAAAATCCAGCGTTATTTCCAACAGTATAGACATTCAAAGAAGAATCTACTGATACACCGTACCCGCTCTGAGTAACAGCACCAACGTTAAATCTTCTCTGCCACTGAATGGTTCCAGAAGAGTTATATTTTGCAACAACGGAATAGGTAGAGGTGTCATATGTGCCAATTACATATACATTTGAAGAGGAATCAACCGCCATACCGTTGGGGGTGAAAGTCGAAGTCGAAGCATGAGACAATTTTCTTTGCCACTGCAAAGAACCTGATGTGTCGTATTTCAACAATGCCGCATAATTTGAAGTCCCATTGTTAGCTATTCCAACTACATAGACGTTTCCAGAGCCATCGACGCTTACACGTCCGCTAGAAGAAGCGTTTTGACGAATTTTTCTTTGCCACTGTAGTGACCCAGAAGAATCATACTTTGCCAAAAGAATATAGTTTGTTCCATCATTAGATGTTCCGGCAACGTAAACATTGCCCGTAGAATCAATAGAAACGCTTCTTCCAAGCCCGCTATTTTCACGGAGTTTTACCGTGTACCAAGAAGCCGTGTCGGAAAGCGCAATATTATTACCGATTGTTTGTGTAAAACCACTACCCGTATATAGGTATGTGGAAAAATAATCTTCGATATACTTTACGCTTGCACCGGACTGAGCAAACTGACCGAAGCCCCGTGACGATGCTGCACCGAGAGTGGAAATGAGCGGCATTACTCTAGCCTCTTGTTACGCGAACTTCGTTTGCGAAGCGAAAACGGTGAAGGCTGCGGAGCCTGTCTTTACAATGGTAAAGACATAGGCATCCACGGAACTTGCGTTGCCAGACGTTGGGGCGGAACCGCCCTGCCATTCTGGTGTGACAGAAGACCCGTCAACTCGGACAGCGGAGTTGTAGTAGGCTGTTCCACCGTTTGTATTAAGGAAAGCCACCGTAACGCTGTCGCCCGTATTCATCGCCGTGTTCAACGTCGTGCCGCTGCTAGCGCGGAAGTTGAGCGTGAAGTTACCCGAGGCATTGGTGGTGTAATACAGCACGGCTTGCGTTGTGATGTCGAAGTTGATTGTACCAGTTGCGGCCGTGGCCGAAACTGTCGCCAACTCGGCGGCGTTTTCGATACCCATGGCAAGGACAGAAGTGGATCCTTGGAATGTCTGACGCGCCGTGAAAGTGTTGGCCGTCGAGGTAGAGAGCGCCGATGCCCAAGACAAAGTCGCGGACCCGTTCGTAGACAAGACCTGCCCGCTAGTGCCGTCCGCCGAAGGGAGCGTATAGGTCGTGCTGCCCGCCGCCGAAGCCGGGGCCAAGCCAACGTAACCAGAGGACGAACCGGAAAGGCGGAGTGTGCCCTTCACATCCAGCTTTGAACCAGGCGTAGCCGTACCGATGCCGACAGCGTCGGCAGAGGCGTCAGCCGTGATCAGGTTTGCGTCGGTGTCGCCTTCGACGCGGAAGTCCTTATCCGCTCCCGCTTCGTTAATGACGACCGCCCCGTTGAGTGACGAATCGCCAGACACGTCCAGCTTTACAGTGGGGGTGTTCGTGCCGATGCCAACACGATCCGTGGAGGCGTCGGCAAAAATTAAGTTTGCGTCACCGTCACCTTCGACACGGAAGTCCTTGTCCGCCCCGCTCTCATTAACGACGACAGCGCCATCCAAGGAGATGTTGCCGGTGAATGTCGGATCCGTGGTGTCGTTGACGTTTGCTGCCAACTCGACGTTCGTGCCATCGCAATAGACCAGTGCCGTCGTGCCATTGGCGACAGACACTCCGGTGCCGGCCGATGTCTTGATCGTAATGGCGAAGCCACCCGTGGTGGAGTTCTTTACGACATAAACCTTTTGGCTGCTGGGGCAGATCACGTTACGTGCTGCCGTCAACGTACCGGCCATGACCAACACCGCCTTACGGGACTGGTCGGTCGCGCCGTCGGCAACTGTCAGCGTATAGTTGGCATCCGACATGGTAATAGCGGCAACGCCGGCAATCGCCTCATCAATGAGGGTGCCAAGGTTGGTGTTTGTTGTATCGCCCCAGATACCGGACTGTTCACCGGTTCCGATCAGCTCAATTCGTAAGCGGCTTGAATATGTACTGGCCATCGTGGAACCTTTATGCGGCTATCTGTGTCCAATTGGGGTTTTGCCCCGGAGAAACCTGTGCCCAAGAGGGGTTTTGATTGGGCGTGATATTACCCCAAACAAGGACGTTTGACACTAGGCCTTGAGCAGAAACACCCGTGACGTAGGCAGTTGCTCCGCCCGTAGCTACGGCAGATCCAACAAGAGCTGTCCCCTCGACCCCCGTTACGAAGACGCGGTTAATGGATTTGGCTATGACGGTGCCAACATCCCCGGTTGCCGAAACGCCCGTGACCTCAACATTGGCTAGAGCGGTGACGGTTACGGAATCAACAAGGCCGTCTGCAAAGACCCCGGATACTTCGGCATTGCTGTCACCCTCGGCCGTGGCAGACCCAACGGATCCCGTGGCCTCCAGCCCCGTCACATCGACGTTGGCTTTCAGGCTGACGGTGACAGAGCCGACGGAACCCGTGGCAGAAACGCCCGATAGATCGGCATTGGCCGTTGTAGTAACGGAGACGGAGCCTACAGAGGATGTCGCCCCAAGACCTGTGACTGGGACAACGGCCACGGCTGTGACCGTAACCGTCCCGACAGCGCCCGTAGCAAGACCAATAGCGACCGCGCCCTGGCCAAACGGGAGTTGACCCCATCCGGCAGAGCGCGACCAGCCTTCAAATGCTACGGTTGCATCAGCCACTATTGGTCCTAAACCTCTGAGCCTTCGGCCTTGTTATGGCGCTGACCAAGTCCTCGCCTTTTGAGATCCTGCGATAGACAGATCCAGCCGACAGTCCGTAAACATCACACCAATCGTACAGGCATTTGGTAACTCCGTCTATCTCGACCCAAATGTTCTGACGCGTGTTTCTGGACTGCACCGAACGAACCGCCCACCTTACGTTATCTTTATAGTACCCCTTCGAGTTATCTATTCGGTCTATGCTATGTCGGTCTGAGGGAGGTTCCCCGACATCGGCAGAAAACACCGAAAAGTCTTCCCAAGAAGGATCGTAGTCTATCCCCCTACCCCCGTAGTTTTTGTAGGAGGGGTGTTTTTCATTTCGGCATCTTTGTCGCACATTCATCCAAGTGTTGTAGAGTTTGGTTCCGTGCTTGTTATGGGTGCGGCGATTGCCTGCTCTTTTGAGGTGGCCGCAGGAGCGGGTTCTTCCCGACTTCACCAGACTAGCTACGGCAGTGGTCTCCCGACCACAACTACAAACAAGCCGCCACAAAACCTTGTTGTGTTTGTTTTTTCCGGCTTTGCACAAAAACGTCAGTTCCCCGTACATATCCTACAGCTCCTTGAAAGAGCTGTAGGATAACACGGTGACGCGAGTAATGCAATTTATGCTATACGTAATATGGCATTGCTGGCATCCGCCGTCGGGAAGATGACGGTGAAGTCCCCCGCCGAAGCGGTTTTGTCCGAGCCGAAATCCAGAACCACAACCGACGGGTTGGTGTAGGTGTGAGCCGGAGTGGTGTTATAGATCAAAGCGCCACGGGCAGTGAACGAGGCGGTGGACCAGACCTCATCCGCAAAATCGGTGAACGCTGTCGTGCCAGAAGAAGTTGGGTTGACGTTCGCGAGAGCCTGACCACCGGCAACGTAAGCCGACCCGGAGGTGTTAGTCGTCTCTCCGGATGTGGTGTAGGCCGTCGTGGAAGCATCCAACGTGGCGGAGTTGGTGTACAGCGCCATGTAAAAAATGTCTCCGCCCGAAGCGCGGAAATCGTGGGCGCCTTCAAGAAGCTGCTTCTTGAAAGACGTGCACATGAAGTTACCGGTAAAAGCCATGTTACGGCCTCCTAAGAAGTTCGGCTAGGTTCGGCTGACCCGCCTCAAGGACAAGATTATAGACTGTTGTTCGATCAGATTGAATGGCCCGCTTCATGTAAAGCAGAACAACCTGTTCCACCTTATCCTTGAAAGCCAAGGCCTGTTCCCGGATAGCCGGGTGCGCGGTGTCCGACACTTGGACGATGCGATCTGTAGCTAGTTTAGCCCAAAACTCAGGAGGATGCCCGCGATTTGATGTTGTTTGTACATCAACCTGCATGACCGTGGCAACGACGGGATCAGTCCAAGCCATTAGGTAGCTCTCACTCTAACGAGACCGTCGCGGTAGGCGTCGGTATTCTCGCGGCCTTCGCCGAAGTTCTTGAGGCGGGTCAAGGCTTCTGCATAACGCTGGTTGTAGACGTTCAGCAGATCCTGCTCACCCTTCATGAAGGTATAGGCTTCGAACAGGCAGGCATAGAATAGCGCCTGCTCAGCATTATCGCCAAGCCACGACGTTCCTGTCTGGATGATAGAAGCGGGCTTATAGTAATAGTGCATCTCAACAGCGTAGTTCCCGGCAGGGACCGGGGCTAGGATGAAGTTGTTTATATCAAAAAGAGCATAATACTTTGGGGTGCCGGTGGCGCCAGTGGGGTTATACTCTTGTAGATACTCAACGTCCTTGTTGAGCAAGAACGATGTCGATCCGCTTATTGTCACCGCCAGAGAGAAAGGGGACAAGAAGTCGGATGGCACCGCCAAGTACTTGTTGCCGCTGGTGGTCGTGCCGGAGACGTTCTTACGAAACACATCCAGATCGACAGAGTACAAGATCCGCTCTTCAGCATTGCGGATAAAGTTGTCGATCTGACTGTTGAAGGTGGTTTCGTCGTACTGTGTCCAGTCCTTAATGGCCTGAACAAGTGTCGCATAGGTCCAAGCCATCAGGTGATACTCACTGTCACGATGCCCACCTGAGTAATACCTTGAATGAGATCATTCTCAAGGGGCGGGAAGATTGAAACGCCAACGGGCACGTCCATAGGTTCAATACGATCAGGGCGCGGCTCGTACAAGGCTTGCGGCTCCGGCGGCGGGTAGGTGGGATCAAGCTGCGGATGCTTGGGTTCCCAGCACTCTTCGCAAGTGCGAAAGCCGTTCCACTCCTTCTTCAAGGACGTGTAGTCGTACTGCATACCGCAGCGGTCGCAGATAGCTTGGGAGTAGGCTCCGTTTGCGTACCGAGCCATCTCACACCACCCGATAGAAGTCCCTGACCGGAGTCAGTTGAAGAGGAGCGCGGTCGCGGTCTTCCTGCGCTGCGCGTTCGAACTCTTCGTCGTAGATGATTTTCAGCATCTGTGAGCGTTCCGGGGCCTTCTTCAAAGAGATGTAGTAGGCCAAGCCGGCAGCGAGACAGGGGTAGAAGCGAAACGGAATCTGGAGCGTGTTGACGCTGGCATTCACGTCATCCATGCGGACCAGCTTGTCGATGATCAGGTAGTAGGTCTGATCCGGGGCCGGCCACACGGTAACCTGTGGGGCGATCTGTCGTTCAACAACGAACTGCACCGGACGTGCGCGGGTGAGCTTGTTCGGAATATTGAGATACTGATCGCGGCTGATGCGATCAATCGTCAGGTCCGTCTGGTTCTGGGTGCCGACATCCTGAGCGCTGCGAATCGCGGCCGACAAGATATCGATTGTCGGCTCGCCGAGAGCGTAGGAAGTCGTGCCAGCGACCATCGTGATCGTAGCACGCTCAATGGTCCACTGGTTCAGGCCGCGATTAGCCCATTCGGCAAGAAGAAGGTTCAAGCTGCGACGAGCTGTGCGCTGATCGTATCCGGTCCGGATCTCAATCCCACAGCGTTCGAACGCTTCTTCGATGTACTCAGCGACATCTAGCTCGAATGTCTTCGTGCCGGAAAGGGCCATTACGCACCATACTTTGCTTTAGTGAGTGCAACAGAAGCTTCGTACGAAGAGACCGGGAGCGACTGGAGATCGCTCTTGAGCTGGCCCTTAGACACAACACCGCCCGCGGCCATCTTCTTCGGCTTAGACATACCGGCTTCCGAAAGAGCAATGGCAATCGCCTGCTTCGGCGACTTCACCACAGGACCCTTCTTACCGGAATGAAGCTTTCCGGCCTTGAACTCACGGTATACTTTTGCTATTTTCTTTTGAGCTTTGGTAGGAGTTTTAGCCATGGAAGCGCCCGATGAAATGTGGAAGCCGGTTGATGGGTACGACGGGTATTACGAAGTAAGCAGCCTCGGAAGGTTTGCCGCGATCAAAAACGGAGAGCGTTTTCTCCGCAAGATCAATTACGCAACACATTACCCTAGTGTGTCCTTTAAGAAAAGGCCGCAGGACAAAGCTCAAAAGTCTGCAACAATGCATAGCTTGGTAGCGAAAGCATTTCTGGGAGAACGCCCTTCTGGTTATGTGGTTCGGCACTTGGATGGGGATAGACACAACAACCGAGCTGATAATCTGGCTTATGGTTTGCCGGAAGAGAACTACGCGGATACGAAGAAGCACGGAACACACAGAAGAGAGAACAACGGGCGAGCCTTGTTTAACGAGCTTGGTGTAAAAGCTGTGCGACTTTTAATAGAGAAAGATGTTTCTCTATCGGAAATAGCCCGACACCTTGGGGTGTCCGTGGGGACAATACATGCAATTAAGACCGGTCGTAATTGGTCCGATCTTACTTGCTCTTCTTAGCCGCCCGCATATTGTCAATTAAATTGGGATAGGGGCGACCGGCCTTCTTAGCCGCGGCCTTTGCCGATGCCTTTTGAGCAGGCGTCAGGGCCTTCGGTTTCCCGAGGCCCTTCGGACGCTTCTTATCCCAGACCGGCTTCTTCACTTGCCGCTCTTCTTGAGGCCCATGGCCATCATCTTACGGGGCGAGCACATCATGCCGCCCTTGGCCATCTTCTTGACGGCACCCTTCTTGACCATGCCGCCCTTAGCCATTTTCTTTGAACCACAACCAGCCATGTCGGCCTCCTGTCAGCAAATCTTGCAAGGCTTTGAGCGGGCCTTGCCATAACCGCGAACCTGAACCATGCCACCTTTAGCGTAACCACGGACCATGCCGCCTTTAGCCATGGCGGGACGAGAAGCCTCCATGTCATCGCGGATCATACGGTCAAGGGCTTCGCGGTCTTCCGGGCTGACGTTGTCCATGGGGGACCGAGCCGGCATTTCATCACGCCCTTCTTCGCGGCGCATAGTGTCGCGGAAACGGCGGCGCACGCCTTCCGGAACGACAGAGAACTTTTCGCTGGGCTTCATACCGGGCATCTTACTTCCCCTTCTTCTTACCGAGAATGATCATGATGCCGAGGCCGGCCTTCGGGGCCTTAGCGGCAGGCAAGGGCTTCTTACCCGCAGCCTTCATTTTCTTTTCGTAGTCTGAGCGAGCTGCGGCAGGAGTCTTGCCCGTGCCCATGATTGCTCCGCCCTTGGCCATCTTTTTAACCGCGCCACCCTTCTTCATACCCGGCATGCCTTGCGGCATCGGGCCAGCCATCGGGGGAACTTGGCCTTCCATCTCCGTAGGCTTCATCGCCTTCGGTGCAGCCATCGTCTTGGGCATCGGGGCGCCGCGCTTGCGAGCACCGACCATGCGCTTCATGCCAATCTTCTTCATTACCGGGCTCCTGTGATGCGGTCGATCTTCTCTTCAAGACGATCAAACCGCTGCATGATGCGGTTCAGGTCGTTGTGCAGATCCACCTTTGTAACATATGTCTTCGCGATTTCCTCACGAGTATCGGAAAGAGTTGTCGTCAACCGCTCCTGCTTAGTGTTCAAATGAACAAGCGCCCATGCCGCCGGAGCGACGATAAGGGTCAGGAGGGTGTTCCAAATAAATTCAATGCTCGCCATCATTTGAACCTACTCCCACCAGGAGGGGCCTTCTTAGATCCGCCCGGTCCAGCCCAGAGGACTTTGCGAGCCCAGTAATTGGCAGAGAACTTGTCGTCCTTACCTTTGATCCCAGCACTGCGGGCAAGATAATTCTTACGCGCTTCGGCAGAATAGTTGTGGCCCATGCTGGCATCACCGAAGTGAACGACCTTCACCTCGTCGCCCTTCTTAGCAAGGACCATCTTTTTCTTCTTGGGATTCGTGCTGGCCCGCGGCTTGTTAAAGCCTGCGTAGGTCACGCCTCGGTAGGTGATGCCCTTGCCTGTGCGCTTGATGCCAGATGCCTTGGCCATCAGGGTGTCCCCGCATCGTTCTTGATGAGAAGGATAATGAACATCGAGGAACAAGAGTTGTTCGCAGCCGCCCCAACGGCCTGCGCTTCAATGGTCGTTTTCTCAGGGACAACGATGGGGTATTCAAAAGCGTAGTCCGCAGAGCCATTGTTTACGGTGACTATCGCAGCAGTGAGGCGGATGTCATTGACCCCACGCGTCATGAGGCGCCCTGTCACCGCGTTCGATCCGGAAACCTGACCAGAAGAAAACAAGCCCTGAGAAACGTACGCCGTATATCCGGCAGGCACTGTATAGCTCCCGGTTATCCGGGAGTTGTAGTCCAACTGGATCACGTCATAGACCGTAGCAGGTACGCCCGCCGTGACGGTGCCCGTGCCAAAATAAATTGTCCCGGCAGCGGAATTACCAGATCCGGCAGTCATCACGTAGCAGTTATTAATGTGAAGGTACGAATTCGTGGTCGTAACGGCCGTCTGACCGTTGAGAGTCACGGTTTCGCTGATAACATTGTGATTCGCATTAAGACCTTCGAGATAGACAGTGCGAGCGCCTGTCCCGTTGGCCGTGTCGTTGGCGCTGCCTGAACTGACAGAAAGTTGAAGAGCCGCAGCGGGGAAAGTTAGAATGCCGCCATGTGGCCATACAGTTTCAACCGCCGTATCAACGTCCGCGTTGTACCCAAAGACGACTATGGACCGGTGCCAAGAGATTTGCCCCCGAGCTACTTGTAGCTCGAAGGGCTCATTCTTGCCGGCCTTCGTTGTAGAAGACGGTGCCGCCATGACTTATCACCCGTATGACTTGAGGACCTCTATCACGACGGTGTACCGGTCGCCGTTTGCGGCGCCGACTGTCGTGAAAAGAAGATCCCCGGTCTTGCCCGTACCGGCATTGTTGATGATTCCACCAAACCGGGAGAAGTCTAACGAAACGAAATCGGCTTCCCCAAATGTCATGGCCACAACGTCTGTCGTTGCATCCCACAACATGTTGAGGCCCATGCCCGCCGTGATGACATCGATCTTTTGGATCGACACGCCCGTGCAAGCTGCGCCCTGAAAAGATTTGAGCGCGGACACGTCGATCTTCACGACGCCGCTTTCTCCCGTTCCATCGGATATATTAGTGAACTTGAAGACGGCACGTTGAGTGCCGTCAAACAAGGTTTGCGAAGTTACTGCGTCAGCCATCTCAGGCCTCCTGTTTTAGGAGCCGGATTACGAGGCCGAAATAGCAGCCAGCGTGTCGCAGCGGAGCCAGTTGGTGCCGTTCGAGAAAGCGACAACCGGGGAACCCGCAGCGCCATTCGACACGTAGATCAGACGACGAGCGTTGGTGGAAGCCGCCGGAACACCCGAAACGGTGTACGTCGGGAGCACAACGCTGCCCGTGACGTTACCCGTGACGTTACCCGTGACGTTACCCGTGACAGCGCCAACGAAGCCATTCTGAGAGGTAACTGGACCCGAAAAAGTGGTGGAAGCCATTGCTTCAACTCCTGCACGATGAGGCCCAGTAGTCTGTGCAGCGTCCGCCGGGACGGTCTACAGGGCCGGATTACCCGGTAAGAAACTGTGCCATATCTGGCGTGTAAAAGAAAGGCCCCGCCGAAGCGGGGCCTCCTTGGTCTGGCTTATTAGGCCGCGCCTTCCGAGCCGTAGATGGCGCGGAAGTCCGACCAGCCGAACGAGTAACGCTCACGCGCCTTGTAGCGCACGTTGCCCGTTTCGAAGTCGCCTTCCATTGCCGTCTTGATCGGCGAACGGACGAAGTGTTTCATGCCGTTCGGAGCATCCGTCTTGATGAACCAAGCATCCGGATCGGTCAGGAAGTGGTTGACCGTGTAGCCCTGCGGCAGCATGCCCATATTCTTCATCGCGTTGATGTCGTTGTCGGCAGTACCGACGCGGAGATCCGAGACGAGAATGCGCTCAGCGGTGAACTGGAGCGCCGGGGGAACGATCAGCTTCATGCCACGGAGGGCAATCTTCAGACCGCGTTCGTCAACGAAAGCCGAAATGTCGATGAGCGCCTGCTCAAGCGACGTTTCGTTCAAGTCGGCCGGAGTGGCCGGCTCGTTGACGACGTTGCCGCCACCAACCGTCGAGTGGGTGCCGCAAAGCTCAGTGCCGTCACCGCCCTTGTAGGACGAGTTGAAGGCGTTGTTGAGCACCGAAGCCGCCTTGACCTGCTTCGTGTTCGCCATGGAGCGAGCAAGAGCGCGGGTGTAGCGAGCCGAGAGACGGTCGTAGAGGTTGTCTTCGACAGCTTCTTCCGTGATGGCGAATGCGAGAGCAATCGTCTCATGGGTATAGCGAGCCGTCCAAGCTTCACCAGCCGTGTCGTAGGAGACGGCAGCGCCTTCACCCTTGACCGGAGCCTGACCGAAACCCGAGAGCATGACTTCTTCTTCAAACGCACGATCCGAAGATTCGGTGTCGAAGATTTCAGCATGCTCGTTGTCGTAGCGGTCGTACTCAAGACCGAACAAGGCGTTAAGGCCTGGTTCCAGTTCTTTAAGGAGTTGGGAACGTGTAATAGCCATCTGTCATAGCCTCCGATCAGACGCCCGCACCCGTACCGTTCGCATTGTAACGGTAGAAGTGGTTGTTGATCATGACGATAGCCAGACGCCCAGCGGCCGCTGCATCATCGTTGGCTGGCGAGTTTTCGAAGCCAATGATGCGGAGGTTGAGGGTGTTCGTGGTGTTCGCCGTCGAAACTGCAAGTTCACCCGAAGACATGCCGCTTGTCGCGTTGCCAGAAGTGGCGGTCGCGAAGTTGGCGTTGGCGTGAACAAGCGAGTCAGCAGCAGCCGCATCGCAGTTGATGAGGAAGAGCTGATCCGGATGCGCGGCGATAAGCGCCGTAGCTTCCGTGCCCGACTTCACAGCAGCCGTACCAGGCCACTTATTGGCGTAGGTGGGGGTGCCGTTGAGGTCGATGTAGTTGCAGCCGAGGAACGCGCCCAGAAGAGGGACCGTACCACCGTTCGCATTGCCGACGATGTCGATAAGACCATTGGCGAGCGGGATGACCGGGGTGCCTTCATAGATAACGCTAGAAGTGCCCGCAGTCCCCGTCGTCTGGATCTTATACGTGCTAACACCGTTGGTGTTAGCGCCTTCGCCGAGCATCTTATACGGGCGGAGCCCGAAAGCGGCATCGATATTTGCCATTGCTCAGATCCTTGTGACTTAATCGGAGGAACGATTTCCCCCGAAGGTGACTCTGCTTTGCCGTTCAGGTTTAGTGATCGGCATTGTGGGATTGCTCTCACGCATCAGGTCGTTGTCCACCGCAGCAAGCTGCTCATTGGTCTGACGACGGTAATACGCGTTGCGTTGTTGTGCCAGTTCAAGAGGGATCCGGGCCAACACAAGGCCACCGACACCAATAACTCCGGCATGTTTGCCGTCTTGGATCGATGGGAGTTCCCAATCCGGATATTCCTCGGCGCGAACAAGTTCAAAACCTTCGCGGAGACGTGCGGATAGATTCTTCCGGTCATCTTGCCCGTTGGCTTCCATACGGATCCAACGATGAGCAAAGCCCTCCGGTGCAGGAGGTGCGTCCAGTGAGGACGGGGGCTTCCACGCTTTGGGGCGGGAAGACTTGGCACGGCTGGTTTCAGCGCGCGGGGTTCGTTCCATGGCAGCAATCCTCTTCAACGAGCGAGTTTCTGAAGTTGCCGCGCATAATCTTTTACACTAACTCCAAGCTTGCGGGCAATCTCAATTTGTGAACGGGTCAACTTCACCTGTTTGGGGTTGCTGTCAGACCGTCCGGTGGGACGCGCAGACGCGACAGCCGCGGGGGCAGGCGCCTCTGGTTTCTTGAAGCGTTGCGGAAACTCCGTCCGAATACGCTTGTCGAGTTCGGAGTAATAATCGTCTCCGGTCGGGTCAAAACCCTCCTCTTCCACAAGCTGGCTGTGGATGACAAAGGCTGTCGCCGTCATGGCCTTGTCCTGACCAAACCATTCATTGCGCTCAGCCCATGCTTCAGCGCGGGGATCCGGACGGGCCGGGGCACGCTGCTGGGGAACAGGTTGTTGGACAGGTTGCTGCTGGGGCTGCGGCCGGTTCTTCACGACGCGGACGCGCTCTTCCTCCACGGCCAGCGTAGAGAGGAGCTTCTGAGCATCGATCTGCGCGTCAACATCCCCTGATTCAACGGCCGATTTGAGCTTATCTACGACAAGCTGCTGCTGTGTCTTGATCCGGTTTTCATACTCGCTGATCAAGCTCTGGTCGAGCTGAGCGGCCTTCTGTTTGAAGGCTTGGCTTTCCGCCTGCAAGCTGCGGGCATAGTCCAAAGCGGCTTGCTCCCGGCGTTCGGCCTCACGCATCTTGAAGGTGAGCTTGTCAATCCGCTTCTTGACGGATTCGCTGATGCCGCCAAGTTCGTCGTCAGACTTCTTAGCTGACTCCGGTTCTTCTTTTTCAGCCTTCTCCCCGGAGGCTTTCTCCGGTTCAGGCTTGGCCTCTTCTTCGGCCTCTTCGATAACTTCGATATCTTCTTCGTCGTCTTTTTTGAGGACTTCCGTCTCGTTCATAGGATTTTCCCTATTGCGCAGATCAGACGTTCAGAACGTCTTTGGGGTCTGCGATGGTTGCGATGATCTCGTCATCGTTGAGGATGCGGACTTCCCCGCCCTCAATCTTGAAGCGGGCGCCGGCATAACGACCGAACAGCACCCAGTCACCCTTCTTGCACCACGGCCCGCCAGGGAACTTGTCCTTGTCGGTGTAGCAATCCGCGCCCATGTGCAGCACGTAGCCGACCACAGTCGCCAGAGTCTGACGCTCCACGTACTCGTCGGGGAGGTAGACGTTGCCCTGCGTCTTGCCCTGACCGCGGAACGGCAGAACAAGCATGCGCCAGCCTGTCGGCTTCGGGAGCCGCTCGATGGCAGTCATGTCCATTTTGGTGGGGTCTAGGTAGAGTTCTTCCTGCTTAACGTAGGCTGACTCTACAGGGGAGACGCTCTCTGCGGCCGGCGCTTCAGGGGCCTTGGCCTTTACTTTCCGGGCTACATGCTCCGGCAGGATGAGTTCACTCATCGTCAATTTCACTCTGTTTTAGCAGAAGACGGATTTCAGATTCGATCTCGTTCCAAGCTTCAAGCTTGCCCCGAAGATGCCGAAAAGCGGCGAAGTCGTGGACGCTGCCTTCTGTTAAAGCTTCCACAACAACGCTACGCCGCTCACGCACAATCTTGTACAATTTTTCTACAATGTAAAGATCATCCATAAATAAAAACCTCAGTCCTTACAGAAAGCTTCACGACGAGCATTGTGAACTTTCACCTGCTCGATAGTCTTGTCCGTGTCTTTCTGGCTCCATGTAATGTAGCCAAACACCGAGCAGCTAGTCTCTATTGAACCTGTCCTTGTCGCGCAGCCGCTCAGGATCAGTAATAACGGCATCACCAGCAATAATCGCATTTTTAATCCTCTCTAGTTCGATTTCCATACGACGTGCTTCGGCCAAGGCCACGGCATCAGATCGGATCTTCCAATAAAGCCCGGTGCATAGGACCACAGCTATAGCACCGAGTGCTACATACCGGCCAATCGGGGATAGGAGAAAGGGGAGAATCACTCGCCCGTCTCCTCCAAACGCTGACGACGCCAGTACCAAATGGCACCGGCAGCCAGAACAATGGCAACCAAAAGTAGAAACGTAGGATCTTTTACTAGATCCAACACGCTAGTTAAGGAATCGCCCGTATCCTTTACTTGGCGGGACACTTCGCCCGCCGCAGACAAGGCCGCAGCACCGCCCGTAAAGATGGCGGCATTGCCTTCCTTAGACTTGGACATCGTCTTAGCAGGCTTCTGAGGATCCGGCTTGACGCGGGCTTCATCGACATCAATGTCCGACCTGTCGTTGACCGAGCGCCACAAGGCGCATTCCGCACGACGACGGCGCACCAGACCGGGCAGCTCCCGACCACCGCCCTTGGTCCACTTCATCAGCTCCGCAGGAACTTCGCTGTACTTCCCAGCGTTGAGCTTCTTGAGCAGTGTGGACTTGGCCAACGCTCCTTCGCCCACGTTAAACGTGAACGATACCAGAGCGTCGAACTGGTTCTGAGAAAGCGGGACCGTAACAAGACGATCCACCGCGGACTCGTATTTAACGAGATCTCGGGCCAAGATCTCGTTGGCTTCCTGATAGGTGATCTTCATTTTAGGCACGACTTTAGGCGGACCGGCAGCGGAGGTATGCCCCACGCCAATCGTGAGTATCCCTGCGGGACACACATAGCTTTCTAAGCGTACGCCCTCGAACTGTTTAATCAGATCGATGCCGGCCTGAGATGTTTTCACCGTACAACGAAGCCCTTGTTACGGAGCATGGCGCCCTGACCAAGGAACTTCTGACGGCCCTTCGGGGCAGCTTCCACCTTAACGGCGGATTCCTGAGCGAGAGGCACGGACCCCTGACCAACGATGGTCTGCGAGGTTTCAACGGCGGGGGTGGAGGACTTTTTCATGGCAAACCTCTTAGCTGGTAGTTGTCGGAACGGGGGTGGTCATGGCCGCAGTGGGGAGAGCCGGCGGAGCATAGCTGTATCCCTGCTGCGGGGCGCCACCTTGGCCACGCATAGCGATTGAGTAATACGACTCAAACGGACTCTGATAGGGGCCTTCGAACGGAGAAAACCCGCGATATTGCGGAGGAGGCGGAGCAAAGTATGTCTGCGGGATGGGGGCCGGGGTCGGT